TTGTGTGTTGTCAATAGTGGTACCTGGGACATAAACAACGTCAAGACCTCTGCGGTCAAACACACGTCGGTTCCACTCTGTTAGTTGTAGTGTGTAACGGGCTTCGTAGCTCTCTAGCCCCATATAATATAGTTTTCTCATTGCAGTTTTTATTTGATACTGAGAACGTAGCTGGCTAACTTTTTAGCATCAGCGTCGGAAATCTGAGGATGTGCCGGCATGGGTACCTGACCCCATACTCCTGCACCACCGGCTCGAATCTTCTTGGCAATTTTATCTACAGCATCTGCTTGTCCACGGTATTTGGCAGCAACATCTTTGTATGCTGGCCCAACTATTTTTTTGTCCACAGCATGGCAGGCCATACAGTTGTTTTTCTTCAGCAACGCATCATCGGCAAATGCTGTGTTGGCAACTAAGGCCAGAACGACAATTAATGTTTTCATTGTATTTTCCTTTTAAAATCTAGTGGATAGGCGACGAGCGTCTTCACTCCACATGTTCTTGGCATTCTTACCTTGATGCCATTTGTTAAACTGTTGCCATGCATAACTCTTGAAGTTATACAGGTCCGACTCGTTGTAACGATACCCGTAGTCTTGACAAAACTCCAAGAACACTTCAAGATCGTTGAAGATCTCAGCAACACGGGGATTGGGTTTGAACGATGGCTTGGCCATTTTATTTCCTTAAATTTTAATTGACAGACTAGGGCGAGAAAGTTCATACTTGATTAAGGCACCGTTCTCACCATCTTCGGAGACCTCAATCCACACTGCACGGTCAGGATACCGACCAGCAATTTCTGTGTACAAGTCATCAGCCATCATTTCACAACTTTTGTGATCAAGTTGCAGGATGCCGTCCTTGTACAAATTTTCTAACCAACGTTTGAATTGAATAAACTCAATGTCACGATCGTTATGAATTACATCAATCCACACTCTAAAGTGAAATATATGACGATGTGGGGTGCCAAGAAAACTCACATCATATTCGTCTCCGGTGGCCAGGGCAGTATCAGTGGCCGCCGCAGGATAACAATGGATGCCTTCTTTACGGAACGTGACCCAAATTTTACGTTCCGCCTGGCTCATGATTCGCTCACGCTGTTCTGTTAGTGCTTGATCTCGTTGGTTCATGATTTTAGTGCCTCCAAGGTTATAATTTTTCCAATCTCTGCACCAATGTCTTGGTCTCCAGCAATCACATGCAATTCATACACACTGTCACCTGTGCGGCGATCATTGCGACGAGTTTCAATCACTGTGCCGCCATTGGCACGATACACTTCAAATCTAATACCGTTGGCACTGATTCTAACTTCGTCTTTTTCTTGAATACAGATATCTTCTTCATGACGATCAGTCATGCCCCAGGTGATCAAACCTCTGATCATTCTTTTAAACATATTGGGTCCTTTTGTTTGTTGTTTTCTTACTGGCGTTACTGAGGTAGTAGAGTTGCCATAGATTTGATTCATCTTATGCCGTTTGGAACTGGACTTGGCGCCCAGGATTGCTGGATATGTTGCCATTAGACGGTGGAATCCTCACGGTAATCATCCCACGATGTAAATGTTCTTCGACTCATTAGGCTGTGTAGACTGTGACACCAAACGCCGGGATTTGTAGCGTCAAAGTCTTTGTCATCTATTTTTAACATTGTATTATAATTCCACAGCTTTGTATACGGTATGCTTACTCGAATCTGTGGAATAAAGTTTCTGTAATCACACAGTGGGCCGTCGTTAAACTCTTCCACATGAGTGACAGGAATGTCCAGACTACACAGGTGACCATCACCTAGGAATGGTTCAATCATGCTTTCCCAACGTTGCCACTCTAGTCTGTTGGCAGGATGAAAACTGTGATTGGCACCAAAGAAGATGTGCTCGATGTGCTTGGATTTGTCTGTGTACGAATTGTTTTCGGCTAGTAGTCTAACAATTTCTGTCAAGGGCTGGATACCCACAACAAACAAAGTTCTCTTGCCAAATGCTGGTGTACGTTCTACTTCGGTGCCTACAAAAAAGTCGACATTTTCGTGTTTAGGTCTGTTCATGCTCTAATTGATCTAATGCTGATGTGTCTAATTGTACACTATCATCATTTGGTTGTACAGTCTCAGTTTCTTCGAATTCAAACAATGCATTGAATTGTGTGCGAGCGTTTTTGGTTTTCTTGCCTTTGAACCCTCGTGTGCCCACAATCTCCATCCAATATGTGTCATATGCTTCGATAATAGCGTCAGCAGTCTCTCGATCTGGTGCCGCAAAGATTGCTTCCACAATGTCTTCAAACTTGGCATAGTCACCAGTACTTCGGCGCATCATAGCAGGATGTTCTCCAGCATCAAAACGTCGATTGGCTTCTTGTACCGCAGTCAAGTGCATCCAAACATTATGCCCCATCAGCAATGCATATGAGAATGAATCCCAGGATGTCTTGCCTTCTTTGCCAATCTTATTTAGATCGCCGGGCTTGTAGATGCAAATATCTTTCATCTTGAGCAGATCACTGATTGGTGAATCTTCCCAGCGTGGATAGATGCCGTCTGCTACTACGCCTGTTCCCCACTTGCGTGTGTCTGTGGAATATTTTTTGTCGTCGGCCGAAGGAGCCATGCGATACGACCACTTGGAGTCGTGTTCAAAGACATTTTCAAAGTAGACCTGTCCGTTTGCTGTTGCAAGGAATGGACTGGCACAGTCAAACGAGATTGTGAATTGCGGATTGACATATTTTCTTACGGCCCTTTGAATTACAGTTAATAAAACAGCCCACTCCAGCTTGGATGTACCCAAGAAGTGCATCCAATCATGCCGGCCTTCTTGAAGTAAATTATCATAGCGTAAGGCTACCAGTCTGCGAAGCACCAAGTGTACATCACACATGTTCTGTCCGCCCATTGACCAACCATTGAAGTGCGTATCTGGATATTTGACAGGATCGCAGTATTCCTTCATGGTTTCATACCATTGGTCTGCTGACGTATGGTTGTCGCCTTGCAACACGTTCAAGAACTTGGCACCACCATTCTCTACACCTTTGCGGTGTTTCATGAAGTACTCGTTGTTGAACTTGGTAGCGTCTACTGCTTCTTGTAGTGTGGTGATCTGACATGCGGCGCTGGCTTTCTTGTCGTGAATAACCCAAGTTGGAATATCCAAGATCATACCGTAGTCTGCCACATTGTCCAACCAGTTTAGAATGAGTTCTCGCTTTTTTTGGGCCTTAGGACAACCAGAGTTGGCCTTCCAATCTCCTTCCCAAAGTCCCTTAGCAATCTGAAAGCCGCCCGAGTCTCCCAATATAAAAGTCCCAGGCTCCCGGTTTCGTACCATATCCTCTGACCAATCCTGCTTTGAGAGATCGAGGTTAGCATGGCCTCCTGAGTAGAGTGACCACTTGTACGGGAAAAGAGCTTTGTTGGAGTTGAGCCAATTAAGTTGCTCCATATCAGTAAGACCCTGAGGAAGTCGAGCCGGATCCACATATGGTTCATTTCTTTGCTTGCCTATAAAAGTAGCATAGAATCCGCTGATGGCCGGAAGGAATACAGCGTAGTCGTTTTGCTTGGCAGTTAGATTGTCTTGAACTGGCTCAGTCATTACTTGCTTTGTGCTGGCAATAGATATTGATATACTGCTAATCCAGAATCCACAGTGATCTCTGCGGCACCATCGTCCGAGATGCGCACTTTCTTGTCACCAGTCAAGTCCATGATGCTCACAAACTGTTTGGCAGGCCAAGACCATGCACGTTTCAATTGACCACTCACACCTGGATGGAACACAAAGTTACCTGAGTGGGTTGAGTGATCACCAAAGAAGAACTTGAGATCACCGCCATCAGTTTTGGCCTGGAAGTTGGCTTCTTCTGCGTTGGCACTCATTTGCCACTTCAGTCGCTGAATTGCGGCATTGGTTGGTTCAAATTCAATGTGCCAGGTCACAGGACGAATCTTGGCTGTCTTCAACTTTTCGTTCACAATGCCTGAAGCCATGAAACGATAGTTGTTCTTGAAGTCGCCAATTTTGTTTTCAAATGTAATGCCATCTGGCTCACCGTCAGCACGTTTTGTAATAGTGAGCTTGGCATCTTCTTTGTACTCTTGCAAATTCAGCAAGGTCTTTAGTTTGCCCAAATTAGGCATACCAAATGTGCCCACAAAGTCTGCCACAGGATTGTGGAAGTTGCCGCGAATGACCACGCTCAAATCTTCTGCCAAGCCAACGATTTCGCTCTTGCTGGTGTCACCAACAATTTTAACTAAATCAATACAACCAAGGTCGTAAGTGTGTTCTACCAAGTCTAACAAGTAATCTCTCATAAGTTTCTCCTAAGTTTAAAGTATACAGGGTTTATTGTGAATTTGCAACAATTTTGGCTAGAGTCTGCCCGCCTCGCAAGGATGTGATCTCTCCAGGCTTGCGGAACTCCAGCCAACTGACATCGCCGGCACCGTCGTGTTCAAAATCGCACTCAAAGCCTACAGACTCTGCATGTGCCACAATGAGTTTTTTGGGAGTGTAGCACATGAACCCACGTTCTACTAGGCCAACTCCTTGTGCTCGATCACAGTTGTTGTAGGTCATGATCAAAGTACCACCCGGGCGCATGACGCCAAACAATTCAGTTATGTACTGACGTATGATTTCAATTGGTTTGAAGTTGAAAAAATTGTAAGCAAATATCAACCCAAACTGACCTTGTGGTAACTTGGTAAAGTATGCCTGATTGGCTCGATCGCTGATTACATACTGTCTCAATCTTCGTTGATACTCGGGAGTAAAATTTGCAATACTAGGTTCAAACAATTCTTCATGATGATCCACTAGGTACAAAGGATCAAGTGGCACCATGTCTTCAATAAAATTTTCACGACCTGGCCTTAAAATCATGCCAGGTACCCGCCAATCGCTAAGATTTCTTAAATGACTGCGCAATAATATATTGCTTTCTCCATCAATTGCTAGTCTACGATTGAGAATATACAAGTTGGTTTCATGCGGCATGTCATGATTGAACAACCTTAGGCTTTCCCTAAAATATTCTGGTTCCTGACTGGCAACTTCATCCAGCAATCGCTGTCGCAGTTGATCTAGAGTTGAAGCAAATGCCTCGACTCCGTTTTTGATATTGACAAAATCTTGGTCAAGTGTTTGACTCAGTTTCTTAAACTGTAATTCATGATGTGTAACCACATGTAGAATACTGTCCAATACTCGCACAGCTTCGCGACACTCAGAATCCATACTCAATGAGTCTAGTAAATTTATGTAAGCAACAATTTGTTGTAGTTTCATTCGAAGTCAAATAAGTTAGTAAATGTATTTTCTGTGTTGGTTGCCGATGCAAGATCCCAGTCCAGCACCCCTAGCAAGTTATCAACCTTGCCATCCACCACAGTAGCCTCCATCTCTCCGTCATCAAATGGCAACTCAGTAAACCATGTGGGCAAGCGTTGTTCATCTGTGGGATAGCCAATGCTGGTCCACCCCAGTGCATTTGACTTGAGTTTACACACAATAGTTTTCATACCATCAACAATAGCCATTGAGTAGTTGTCGCCATTCATCTTTCGCATGTTGTTCCAGTTGATTGCAGCTCGCACATGCCCTGGCATGTTTGCTTTGCCCAATCGAGTTTCCTCTGCCAGGTACTTGGTCAAGTTGTTCACACGTTTGGGCGAACCTTTCTCCCAACCTGGACGCTCTTTGAACTCGTATTTGAATTCACGGATACGTTCCACAATCTCATCTCGACCTGCACCAGCAAGTAGTTTATTTAGAATTTCTAACAAGAAGTCTTGAATTACTTTGGGGGTATCTGAACGTTTTAAGTCAAGTCCTGTGGCCTTTGTTTTGCCAATCTTACCTTCTACATCTAGTCTCTTGCCTTCGATGTCAATGGCATTCACAGCGTAACGCTTCTTGGTAATAAACAAGCCACGATCCGCCACAGTCTCACGTCCGCACTTGATCAATGATCCCATGTCTCGGGGGCAATGGAAAGCCTGTTCCATGAAGCCAGGGAAACTTTCGTTGACTTGTTCAGCAAGGCTGTCATACAACTGAATACAAGTTTCTTTTGACCACGCCATCCTGCCTTCCTCAACTTCCTTCTTAAGTACAGGCCATGCGGAGAAGTAACAAGAGTCTGTATCTCCATAGATGACAGCTTTCCCAACGTGGTCATACTCACCCGTGATGAGCTCATTGAGATAACCATCCATGTGTCGAGCAATACTTCGACCAGTAAGGGTTGTTGACTGTCCAATACGCTTGTCAAAGAATCTACAGCCCGGGTTAAGAATAGCCCCGTAGAGACTGTTGAGATTAATCTTTTTAACCAGTTGTCGTTTGTCCCAGAATGCAATTTCTTTAGCATCTTTGGCTTCCTTCTTCTTGGCTTGCAAGTCCTTACGCTCCGAATACCAACGCTCTAGCAAGCCAGGAATGATACCTTTTTTCTCAAATGTAAGGATAGTACCATTGGCAGTAAGGATCCAAGGTTGGTTAGAGTCAAAGATAATGTTCCAAATTTCTGCAGCTGAGTGTACTGACTCTTTGCCGTTCTCCCAGTCAATGGTGATCTCAGTGCCACGCTCTTGATTCATCACGGCTGTGTATTCCAAGCTGGCAAAGATACCTTCCCAGGCCGCCGCAAAACTTTGTCCCTTGGCCATGTTGGCTTTGATCAGTCTATCAGTCATGGTCTGACGCAGTTGACCAACCACAGTTTCTGGACCCATGTTCATGGCTCGAATCGCACTTGGATATAGGCTGTTGATGTCTACTGATCCAATCCACTCATGAACACCCTTCTTGGGATAGGCCACATAAGCACCTGCTGCCTGTGTGTCTTCGTCTGTAAGACGTTGCTTGCGATTGGGCACAACCATGCCACGTTCATGTGCTTCGTTGATGATGGCCTGTTCAGTCACGGCCACAGCACCCATGGTGGTCTGAAGCAACACAGTATTGGCGTGTGCCAGTTCGTTAGCAAGATCCAAGAAGCGCAGTTTCTTATCCAGTTTGCCGATCAGCATGGTGTCTTGGCGGTTGTACTCGATAAATGTTTTAAAGTGTTGGTTGTACAATGAATCCAAGGTGCCTTCAAACTGCGTCTTGCGTTCGCCCAGTTCGTATTCACAAATGGCATCTAGGCTATATGAGTGACGTTCTTCATAGGTGTACTTGCGATACAGTTGCATATAGTCCATATGTACACGACCAATCAAGTCATAGGTTTCGTTCTCAGCACCAAAGCGTTCAAACACTCGCTTCTTGGGCAGTTGCCCCCACAAACAGAATTTGCGTGTGTCGTCTTTGCTTAATACTCGCACACATCTGTTCACGGTATACGGAATGTCATAGCCTTCTGAGTTCCAGCCACTCAACACATCTGCATCATCAATTAGATCCAAGAATGTCTTGATCATTTCTGCTTCGTCGGTAAACAAGATGGTGTTTTCAAAGTCCTTGACCAAGTCTTGTGCAGTTTCCCAACTTAGATGCTTGGGCGGCACAGCCAATGTGACCAGTTGATCCAGCCAGTCTAGGTAGACTGAAATTGCAGTAATGGGGTTAAAAGGGTCTGATACAGGTGAGAAGCCGCGATCTTTATCAAATGCCACCTCAATGTCAAAAAACGCTGTGTGAAGTTCAGGCGCATCTTGATCCTTGTAGTTTTCCTCGAGGCATCTAAAGATTGGATTGATGTCGCTTTCATAAAGCGGCTTATGGCTGTGAACACGTACTTCCTTGCGGAACTCCTTGTTATTTCTCGTAGAAAATCTTGATACGGATGTGCCATAGATACTTTGGAATTTACCTCTGGGATCATCATAGTAGAAAATATAATTTGCTGGATATTCTCTGTACACACGTTCGCCGTTGCGGCGTTCTACTGTGTGAATGCGATCGTGTTCACGATCAAATAGTGCGTCAATATAACTCAATTTTTCTCCACTTGTGGCTGGTAGGCCATGATACATGCTCGTAGCGTGAGCGACTCGTTGTTACTTATCAGTGTTGGCAAAGTAATCGTTAATTTTACCATTGCGATTCAAATCGTTTGTGATACAGTGAATTCCTGCGTCCCAAAAGTATCTATGCCTAAACGGACTAACGTGTACTTCAATGCCGTGCCGTGCGCAGGCTTGTTCGACTTGGTCATTGTGCGAACTGACAACAATGTTCTTTTGGTCAATCACAAGGATGTTGACATCAAACACAGTTTCACTAACATCACCAACCCAGTCTTCAAAATAGTATTCTACTGTGTTGATGAGATTTTGATCTTGTTCAAAGCCAGGAATGTGCCAACGCCCACGATTGATTCTCATGCTGGCTTGAAACTCTCGCATGTGTTCGTATTTGCTTGGGGGCAAATACACCACTTCCCAGTCAGGGAATGTATCTGCGTATGTGGGAATGTCACGTAGACTGATAATCAAGCCAGGAGTAACTGGACAATATGTAGCATCTCCATGGCCACCTGCATTCACAATCTTGTTGCGTGTGGAGGGAAAATGTGTGTTCACAGTTTGCAACAAGCGATCTTGATCTTCGCTGTATTCCTGTGTGGCAAAATACAAATTTTTACCAATGCGACTTACAAAGCAACCGTTTACAAAATCCAAATCTGTTTCTTGTACTATGTTACCTTGATCACGAACATGCTGAAAAATGTCAGTATAACAATTCAACCTGGCATCAAGTTGTGCCTGATCCTGCCGATCAAATTCTTCACGGGTCAACGCACTTTGTCTTGCAAATGCACGATCAGCATGAATTTTGTTGGGTACCGTGGGCACCCATAACTTGTCCTGGATCATGATAAAATAATCTCTGGGACAAACTGGAGGTTGCATCCAACGTCCATGTACTTTCAACGAGCTGAGATCCACAGGTAGTTGAGGCCGCAACACCTGGATACCGAACTTGCCTTGTAATAAACTAATAAGGGCTTGATAATCTTGTTCAGTTTCTTCGGCCAATTGCTCAAAGCGTTGGCGTGTGTTGCGATCTTGGATCCAATAATAAAATTCCGGCGGGTAGCTCGTACCTATGACGCATACCTTTAACGGATCCCAGTGTTGAAAAACAGAATACATTACAGTGTTTTGCCTACAGTTTCCAAAATAGTTTCAAGTGTTTCGTGGTCTTGTTTTTCTTTACCAAACTCAGCCTTGTGTGCCAACTTGATGGCCTTCTTCAAAATAGCAGGTTTAACTTCAAGTTCTTCGGCCACTGCTTTGATGGTGTCATTGAGTCCACCTTGTAGCGTATCAATTTCGTGCATGACCTGCATGCCTTCGTTGATGATTTGGGTAAGTTTGATCTTTTGATCGCCGTTGAATGTTTTTGCCGACATAGAAATCTCCTAAAGTGTTATTATAACAGATATTTAGGAGATGTCAAGGTGTATATGCTCGTTTTGGGTCGCCAGGTAGCGAATCTATTGACCCAGGCAGAAGCCGCCCACTCGGTCCTAAGGCTGAGTTAGTGGGCCGCTTTCCGGCTGTGTTCTCTACGACGTTGTGCGCCAACTTGTGTCACATGTTCAAGTATCTGGTTGCGAATAGCAAATGCTGATTCGTTTACAGCACCGTACTTGGTAAATGTTTGATCAACAAATTGTTTGATGCGAGCAACGTCTTCTTTGGTCTCAACCATTTGCAACATTTCTGCTACTGGTTTTGCTGTGGCCTGTGCAATACGTTGGGCTAGTTTTGCCTGTTCGTCTGGTGTTGGGCCACCTGTGGTTACTTTGGTACCAGCAGGAGCTGCTGTGGGCGCGGGTGCAGGAGTAGTTTTCATACCTGGGACACCAGTCATAGGCTTGACGCTCATAGTAGTTTTGCCATACCCTGTGGGACCACCTGCAAAGTTAGCTGTCTTTGCAGGAGTAGATTTAGCATACTTTTCCATGCCAGGCATCTTGAAGACATTACCAGCGTTGAATCCTGCAGGACTACCAGCAGGAGTGTTAGTAGCTGTTGGTGCAGGTGCTGTGTTTGTTGCTGTGGTATCAGTTGCCGCGGTGGCTTGGGCATTGCGTTCAGCTCGTCTAGCTTCAAGATCGTCCACGGTCCAGCGTTGACCTGTCTTGGGATTGATATTGTTAAATGGCATCAATCGTTGTGCGCCACCAGTACGGGCCTGCGGCTCAGCTTTGGTAGGATCAGTTGGTGTGGTTGGTTCAGCAGAGACTGGCAGTCCCATCTTTTCGTACACGCCGTTTACAACGCCGATTGGCACCCCTTGCTTGACCAACCAAGCAGACAGTTGGTCTGAATCACTGGGCTTGCCGGCCTGGTGCCAGTTCATCTTGAGCTTTTCTTTGGTCACATTGGTAGTAAGCTGATGCCCAAGGTTGCCTATGACACTGCCAACTTTTTTAACTCCCTTGTCCAAGTAGTCAAGTCCTTTGCCAAACCAGCTCTTTTTAGCAGGATCTGCGGGGGTGTATGGTGCGTCAGGTGCATCAGGGCGATAAAGATCGGGCAGTTCTTCACGACCAGGTCCTGTTGGTGTAGTGTTAACAGGTGCAGTAGGTGCAGTTGGCTTTATGCGTGGCACAGTAATAGTTCCTGGATCACCAGGTTTGAGGTTTCGAGGATCGTCTGGTTTAGTTGACAAGTCCCAAGGAGCATCAGCTTCTACTGCCGCTTCTCCAACTCTGCGAATGTTTTCAAAAACTGTGTAAACACCCAATGGTGTCAA